TTGCTGGACTGCGTGGCGGTGGTGGTTGGTTCCGCCGCGCGGGTGTCGGGAGCTGGGACGCTCGCGACGGCCGGGCTGGTCGCGGCCTGTTGCTTGGCGCGTTTGGCTGCATCGTGCGCTCGCTGGCGCTCGGAGCTGCGGGCATTGCGCGCGGCCGTCGGTTTCTTGGCCTTCCTAGTGGGGGCACCGTGCACGGCCGCTGGTGGCGCATCGTTACCCGCAGGCTTGGGGCCAGGAGCGTTCGGCCGAGGGGCCGCGGGCGCTTCGGGTGGCCAGGTGCCGCCGGTGTCGACTAGAGTGGGTGCGAGCGGGGGCGCACACGTGGCGATAGGTTGACCCTCCACGATCATGTCGAGCGGCGCCTCTTCGGGTATCGATGCCACGGCTATGGTGGGCAATGAGCGCCAGTGCGCGTTGGGCCCCGTCAGATAGTGCATCAGGCGGGCGAAGGGCTCGTATCCCAGCTCTTCCTCGACGTACTCGTCGTACCAGATGCACGGTGTGCGGTGCGTGGTGCGCGTCTGTATCGCAGTGGCTGCCTGGTAGCTGACAGCCGCAGCGCGATTCACGTGCTTATTCTGGTCTAGACGGCCGAGGTCGAGCTCCGGGAGCTCTGTGCCGGCATCTTTTGCTGCGCACACGGCTCGGAAAGCCTGCGCGTACGACGGTACGTCGCGAGTCATGGCCTGTCCTAGTCTGCGGAATAGGGGGATACCGCAGTCCAGGTAACCGACGCTGAGGCCTTTCATGGCCGCGACGAGCGAGTCATCTACGGTCTTTGGCTGGGACGTGAGGTGGATCTTGGACAGCAGGCGGGATATGCAAGGCCCGCTCGAGCCGTCCTGGGTGTTCCACACGCGCGATAAGAACGTCACGCGGCATGAATGCGGCGTGTACATGATGAACTTCATAATCGCACCGTTTTCCCAACAGCGTCCCTCGTACTTGTTCGGGTCGGGGAGGCTGAACATGATGCAGTCGTCCCCGGCGTGGAGACCGAGGGCGTCGTAGGCGTCGCCCGTGTCTTGACCACTCAAAACACGGTGTTTGAACTCAGACCAAGCACCACCAAGCGAGTTCATGATGGTGGTCCATGGGACTCCCGAGGGCAGGCCGTTGCCGTTGTGGTAGGTGCCGGCGGCACCCCGTACGATAGCGTCTGCAATGGCGAGGAACGACTCGAGGGCCAAGTCGCGGTCGTCGGGGTGGAAAGCGCGCGCGATGAGCTGTGTCATTATCGCGCGGCTAATCCAGCCGTGGGTGCCGTCGCGGTTGGTCGCGTCGGCTTCACACTCGTTGGTACACCCGTCTGCTTTCGCCTGTATGCTGGCAGCGAGCACCGTGGGTGACACGGCGCCGTACCAGTGCTGTGCCTTCAGCACGAGTGCCAGGACATGGGCGACGCGCGAACCCGCCATACGGTGTTCAGGCTGCGCTACGGGCATGATGGAACGGGGCTTTTTGGTGACCTCACCCGGCTTTGTCTGTTCGCCGAGTGTGCACGGTGCGCTGGAGTCGTATCCTGCGTAGACCTGCTGATACGCCGCGCGTTGGCTCGCGCTGTTCTGGATCTCGAGGATGTCCTCATAGTCCTTCAGGCGGAGACGACCCACGGGCAGTCCAGTTGCTGCCGCTGCTTCGAGGGCGAACGTGAGGAACACCCCTACACACCACAGATCGGCCTCGCTTGCCGGGTTGTGGTTGCGGGATTGCTCCTTGCGCAATTCGCGGGATGCGAAGGCGCACGCCGAGTTGAGCTTCGGCACGAGGCCAGGCGTGCCGACGACGTCGGCGTGGGGCGCCGTCCCGATGATTGGGCGCATGAAGGCGCGCATCCGGTTCTTAGACAGGTCGTCCGTGTCCGCGTCTCGCGAGCCGTAGGTGTACTCCATGTGCGTGTACGATCGGTGGTCATCGAGAGCGGGCACGCGTGGGATCTGGGCCCCGGCGAGTGTGGTCAACGCCTGTACAGTGCTCGTGGCCTGTTCGGGCGTGATTTTGCACTCTCTTTCACAGAATTCTTCGGCCCTGCGTAAGGCACCTTGGGCAGTGGTGCCGGCAGGTAAGCGACCCTGCGCGAAGCTTCTGAGTTGGGCGAGTAGTGCCATCTCCTGTTCCGTCGTGATCTCTACACTACAGGAGGTGCCGTGCGCGGAGATGCTGAGCAAATCTGGGGAGTTGCCCCGCACAATGCGCAGGAAGTTGAACGTGCCGTACGGCCCGGTGACGGTCAGCGGCGCGAGGTCGCGCAGCCTGTGTTCCGGGCCGAAAGTGTGTGCTCGAATGGCGGTACCGAAGGCGTTCCAGCGGATCATGGGTACGACGAGCAACACGCTCGAGTGATCAGTGACGCGGCGCCTGTAAATGCGCACCAACACGGATCCCCAACCGCACAGCAACTGCGTGAGGCCGAAGACACATGTGAGGCATCGCCAGGCGCACAATGCCGCTGTCGCGGTTTTGAAGAGCACCATGGCGTAGGGCGTGGCGATGTGGTACCAGCACGGGGCCGTCTCCACGGCCCACCACGTTATGGTGACCACCCGCCAATCTTTGAGCACGAGGAAGGGTAGGTTTTTGGTGAACGCCTCGACAACGTGTATGGAGAAGTCGAACGGCACGTTGAAGGTGGTCGCGTATACTGTACGGACGACGCGCTCACCGGCAAGGTTCAGCACGGTGTTATAAGCGTAGTCGGCGGTTGACAAACAGTACACGGCAGTGGCTATGACCACCAGCCAGGTCGTGAAAATGGAGAACAAGCGGAAGGACCTGGGAGTTTCCGCGAGTAGCCTCGTTTCGCCTTCCCAATTGTAAAGGCGATGGCGGTATGGATTATTCGGGACTTCCGATACCCACATCCCGTCTTCAAAGCGATGCTGAATGCCACAGTCTGTGAACCCGGGTGCCGTTGGTGTCGTCTCGAAGAGGAGCGTAGGTCCTCGCCGGAATATGTCAGCGATTTGGCCCTCAGTGAGCCAGTGCGCGACATTGACCAACATGATCATGGCGTTGTCGGGGATGGGATCGTACGCTGGTTTGCCGTACGTCGCACAGTCTTTCGGCGAGATGAGCGGCCGATAAGTTGGCACACCGTAGTGCGCGGAGCGCCTGCTGCCGAACCAGTCGTACAATGTGCAGCCACTCTGGACTGCTACGTTCGTCATGAATCGGTGGGCGCCTCCGCGAGCCGCGGCGGCATCCGCATGGTCGTTACGGGTGTTCCTGCGCTCTGACTCCAGAGGCAGTTTTTCAAATGACTCGAGGTATCGGCGTTCGAGAACCTTCTCGGTCATGGGGGAGCCTGGCGCGAGCGTGTCCATCAGCCAAGGCGTCAGATAGGGCCCGATGTGTGCAGCGAACCACAGGATGACTCCGGCGGCAAGGACAGCCGTCCAGAGCAAATACTCGTGGGAGTACCAGTGCCAGGGGATCCACGTGGGCTCGACGTATTTGTCGACTTGGACTTCCACGGAGGATGCGATGGCGTGAATATGGTTGCAGCACGTGGCGAGCACGTAAATGAGCACGGTGGGGGCTGAGAGGGACGCGCGAAGCAACATGATCGCTGCCCGCTTGTGCCTGCTGGGTCGGTGGACCCAGGCGACCGCGGGCTGCCGGTAGTGGCAGCAGGCGCACGGGTACGGCGCGAGGGCTGGCGCGATGTACTCCCACCAGAGGTCGACACGGTAGAATAGCCAGATGGCGACATGGAGGGCGGTGAGGGCTGAGGGCAGTTGGGCAAGCATGTTGCTAGTACCTTAGTGAAATCGACCGATAGTCGATG